CAAAAGAAAATCTAAAATCTAACTTTTAATACAATGAACATATTTCAAACCATTAGAGAAAAATTCTTTCCAGCATATCATCCTTCCGAGCATGAAGAGTTGATTATTGATATTATTTCTTTACTATTTGATGCAAAAGATACCGAATGTATAACTGCACCAATTAGTGGTAAATATTATATCTCAAATAAAAAATTGGGGTATTGGGTAAAGGTTGGTGACACATCGGTTACAATCACAAACCATAAATTTACATATGTGGCTCAATCACCTTTAACATTTAATGATTATGTTATTAAAGTTGTTAGAGAACATATTGAAAAGGAAAGAGAAGAATTTGAAAAGGCAGTATTCCAAAATGAATTGGAATTATTGAGTAATATTAAATCATCAATTAAAAATCAATAAAATATGGAAATCACAATTTTATTAATAGTATCTGGTATTCTTAATATCATTTTAGGTTTAGGTGTTAGAAATCTATTAAAACAAAACGAAGAATTAGAAGATACTCTTACGATTGTAATTGAAGGTACACGAATTAAAGTAGAATCTGCATTACAACAAATGAGAGATATTGACACCAGAGAAGCATTTGAAAAAGATGATGAGGTAGGTGCAACTTTTGAACAATTAAAAAATATTGTTGAAGATTTAAGTGGAGAATTATAATATATGGCAAAAACAAGAAAACCAAAAGATAAAGTTTATTTTGGTACTCCTGCACAGGATGCAATAGTGGAGTATAATAAATGTAAAGACCCTAACAAGCGTAGTAAAATTTACGAAGAACGAATTAAATATCCGTTCGAAAAATTAGCAGAGAATGTAATTAATACATTTAAATTCTCTTACTTTGATGTACCTAAAAAAGATATTCAAACAGAAGTGGTTTCCACTATGATTGAAAAGATGCATATGTACAAAGAAGGTAAGGGTAGAGCATTCTCATATTTTACTATTATTGCAAAAAACCATCTTATTCTAAAAAATAATGGAAATTTCAAAAGATGGAAACAAAATGCATTAATTTCGGAAATGCCCGAAACATGGAACCCTGAAAATGATTTTTATGAAGTAGAAGAAGCTACTGAATTTAGAGAATTTAAAGATATAATGTTGGAATATTGGGATAAACACATAGCAACCATTTTTAATAAGAAAAGAGATATTCAAATTGCAGATGCTGTTTTAGAATTATTTAGAAGAAGTGACCATATAGAAAATTTTAATAAAAAACATTTATATCTACTTATTAGAGAGATGACTGATTGTAAAACTCATTACATTACAAAAGTTGTCAATATAATGAAACAACATCAAAAAAAGATGTTAAATGAATATTTGGAAAATGGTGATTTTTCAGTAAAAGAAAAACCATTTTGGATAGATACTTCAAAAATAAATTTAGAAGACGAGGTTTTCGATGATGAATAAAAATTGTTATATATTAGGAATTAGCTGTGGATATCATGATTCTGCAGCAGCTTTAATTAAAAATGGTGAAGTAATTGGTGCCGTAGAAGAAGAACGCTTTACTGGCGTTAAACACGATTCTGCATTTCCAATCAATACTATAAATTGGTTATTGGAAGAAAATGGTATTACGGCAGATAATATCGATACCGTTTGTTTTTATGAAAACCCTGCAGTTAAATTAGATAGAATTTCACAATCAACTAAAAGAGGTGGAATTTTTAGAGAAATTCATAGACAACAAATTCTACATAGAAATAAAAAAGATTATAAAAATGTAGAATCGGAAATTAAAAATATGTTTCCAAATTCAAACATATTTTATTCAGAACATCACCTTTCACATTTAGCATATTCTTATTACACATCTCCTTACGAAAGAGCAATGATTGTTTCTGTTGATGGGGTTGGTGAATGGGAATCTGCCGTTATTGCATATGGTGAAGAAAATCGTATTATAAAATTACAAACAATTGATTTTCCACATTCGTTGGGAATGTTTTATTCTGCATTTACTGCGTTTTTAGGATTCAAACCGAATGAAGGTGAATATAAAGTAATGGGTCTTGCACCATATGGTAATCCATATACTTATTTAAAAAAGTTTGATGATATTATTCAACCTATCGAAGATGGTGGATTCGAGTTGAATATGGAAATGTTTGACTTTGATTGGTCAGATGAGATGATGTTTAATGTAAAATTGGGTGCACATTTAGAACTTTTAAATAGATTACCAGAAGATGAATTAACTCAAGAACATAAAGATTTAGCAGCAACAGTTCAAATAATATATGAAAAATATTTCTTTAGGTTATTAAATCGTGCAATTGCATTAAGACCTGCTAATAATCTATGTTTAAGTGGTGGATGTGCATATAATGGAACTGCAAATGGGAAGATTACTGATTTAACTCCATTTAAAGGATTGTGGATTCCTCCCGCACCATCTGATGCAGGTTCTGCAATCGGTGCCGGATTATATTATTGGTATAATGAATTAAATAATAAAAAACGAATTACAAATACCAATCCATATTTAGGTCCTTCATATTCAAATGACGAAGTAATACAAATTTTAGAAAAATACAAAAATGATGTTTGGTATGAGTATAAAAATCACTCTGAAATTATTCCAATTATCAGTAGAGAAATTACTGATGGAAATGTCATTGGTTGGTTTGAGGGAAGAATGGAATTTGGTTCTCGAGCATTGGGCAATCGTTCTATTCTTGCTAACCCAAGAGACCCTCAAATGAAAGCAAGGGTAAATCGTGTAATTAAAAAACGAGAAGGATTTAGACCTTTTGCTCCAATTGTAAAAGAAGAAGAACGACTAAAATATTTTGATTACAAACATCTTGTACCATATATGAATCAAGTTGTTAAGGTTAAAGAAGAGCATAGAAAAAATTTACCTGCTATTACTCATGTTGATGGTTCTGCTCGTATTCAAACTCTTAATAATAGACAACATACTCGTATCTATAAATTATTAAATCAATTACAAATTGATAATGGATATCCAATTGTGTTGAATACTTCATTTAATCTAAAAGACCAAACAATGGTATTAGACCCCGAAACTGCAATTCAAACATTTTTAAATTGCGAAATGGATACATTAGTAATACACAACTATATTATTAAGAAAAAAATAAAATAAACATACTATATTTATTAAATAAAACCCAACTTTTTTGTTGGGTTTTTTATTTTCAATATTTATATATAATAAAAATAGGGAGATTACATAAAATGGAAAATCAAAATACTGGTTTTAGAGAACTTTTAAACGCAATGATGAAACGCAGATGGTACATTACTGCGTTAGTATTGGGTTCATTCGTATTAATTATTGGGGGTATTTTTGCCGCAATACAAACAAACACACCTGCATCGGTAGAGTGGAAAGAATTGTTGCTATTAATGTTAGGTGCTTTCATTGGTTCTTACGGTAAGATTATAGATTATTGGTTTAGTGATACTGATAAGGATAAGATGCTAGTTCAAAAAATGGATGAAGAAGATGGAGTATCATTGAGTAATACATCAGATATGCCAGATAGTGGTTCTTCACAACCATCAGCAATTCCAATAGCATTTTCACAAGCAATTGAAAATATAAAATCAGAACCAACATTAAATGATACTTTTCAACAAACACTATCTACTCCACAACCAAGAACAGGAATTGAAATAGATGAAGATGGGGATGGAACTATGGATGGTATTGATTTCGATGGCGATGGTAAGATTGATGTATATTTTGCACATAGACAATGTGAGCACGTTTGGGGTGATTCTGATAACGATGGTGAATTAGAATGTTTAAAATGTGGTAAAATAAAAGACGAAGAGTAATATTAAATGTACGCAATCAGAGGATATCAAAAGCCAGAATCAGCTTTTCATTCTATACCGGAATGGAAAGATATATGCTATGAATTTTTAGCATTACAAAAGAAAGGGTATGATACGCGAGGTGGACAAATTGATGATAATCCTCAATTGATTGGATTGGTAAACAAATACTTTGGTTATCAATTATATGTTGAAACCGAATTATATGATGAACATACAAAGAAAAATGTATTAGATTTCATTGAAGATTTTGTTAATCATAGAGTTTGGGCGATTGAAACTGAATTTAAAAAATATATAGTTAATATTGAAAATGATAAAATTGCTTTCTTTTTTAGTAGAGGTGCAATTGAACCATATATTTTATTAGATAAAAAGTTTACAATTGATACTTATAAGAGTTCTAATATAGATATTGTTTCGTATCATTGGACATCTTTACAAGGATTGAAAAATATACAAGACAGTTTAGAATCAGGTTATACATTTGCTTTATCAACCTTTACTGTTCAAGCTAAAGATTTTTTTAGACCGGAAAGTAATGTGTTGGTTAAATTAGAAGGTAATTTAGTTGCAGCGTTTCAGTCAGATGTAAAATCATTTGCAACTGATAGAGGAAATCGAGCAGCAAATTTATTTAGATTCTCATATCCAGACAATGAAAATAATCTTTGTAGGAATTGGGATGAATGTAAAGAAAATAAAACATCATTATGGAATGAAATCATAATGAAACCAAAAAAAGTTTTGGCATACAAACAAGTTAAAAAATATTAAAAAAAGTTTAGTCAAAATGATAAACGAATGTATTATAGTTTCTAAAGAAGTTGGTGATAAATTTATTCTTGCAAAGAATAGAGATAGGGCATATAAACCTAAATTAGAAATTGTTCACACTATTATAGATGGTGTTGAAGTTGCCTATTTACATGATATGATTACCGATTGGAGTGAGGGTATGAATGCTAATGGTATTGGTGTTGTTAATGCGGCCTTATTAGTTGGACATGATGAAGCAGAACATAAAATTGTAAAGAAGGGTGGTAAACCGGGACCGGATGGTGATAAAATGAGAAACATCATCAAACAACCTACACTTAAAGATGCAGTAAAAGCAGCATTAACATATAAGGGTAAATCTAAATTATCACTTAAAGGACATACATTTATATCATCGCCTAAAAAAATGGTGAGTATCGAAACTACCTCAAAACATAAACCAGACATAACAGTTCATAATGTTGAACATCCGGTTGTAAGAACAAATCACGGACATATGTTTACTGATGCTGGATATACTCATGGTGAAAAATATCTTTCTTCTAAAATGAGAAAAATATCAGCAGAAAAAACAGTTGATAAAGTAGAAGATTGGAGAGAAATTGCTCAGGCAATGAGAAAGGAATTTTTCCCAAAAGAATCTCAATTGAATATGAGAAGACAAGGTGAGGAAATGTTTACATCTTCACAAACTATTATGAATTTGACCGATAAAGTTCTTATTATAGAATATTTTGAAGATAAAGTGGAATCCTTTAATGGTGTTAGAAATGAATTACCAAAAGGATACGAACCAAAAATTAAAATAGAGGTGAAAAAATTAAAATGACAAACAGAGAAAAAGTAAATGCAAATCGTAAAAAAATTGCAAAGAAAACACGCAAAGAACAACAAAAACGCGGAATCTTTAAAAAAAAGACATAATATAAAAAACCTCATCAAAAATGAGGTTTTTTTATTTCATATATTTATATGTTGAACTAATATATAAAATTATGAGTATAGATTTTGAACTCTTTCCCGGTAAGAACTTATCTGGATTATTTAAAGATATTTACGAAAATCAACAAAATAAAAAACAAAGAATTTCTGAACTAATAGCAGAAATGCGAAAATTGGTACGCCATGCAGGTGATATGGCTGTAATTGGACCAATTCTAAAAGACCTAATTGACACATCAGTAAAAAATGATGATTCACTTATTAAAATGGCAGCAATTGCACAAAGAATTATTGGTTCTCAAAATAAAGCAGATGGGGATGTTGGATTTTTAACGGATGAAGAAAAGAATCAATTGTTGAGTGATTTGGAAAAAACTGCTAAAGAAGTTGTTGATGTACATGAACATAAGGTTGATGAATTAACATATGAAGTTGAAGAATTAAAGCAAAAATTGGATAAAAAATAATGAGTCAAAGAATACAATCATCTTTATCAACATCACAAACAAACAAACAATCGGTACAATCAAGTTTACCGGTTGGGGTAGTTGTTGATGTAATTTTAGATTCAACTCATAAGCGTTTACAAAAAACTGAAGCATTTAAAAATGTTTTTACAGATAAAGATAATACTAATGTTTATGGTGTAGTTATACGACCATATCATGATTTAATTACACCGGTTGATATATTACCAATATACACTCCGGTAAGTTCAACTGATTTTGAAGTACCTATAATTGGTGAAATTGTACAATTAGTTAAAATTGGTAGTGTTGATTATTATCAAAGAATTCCAACTGGATTTTTAAATAAAGGTTCTGCAGCTGAAAATAAGGCTAATGTTTTATTTTCAGAAAAAGAACAAGGTGGTAAATCAGATTATAAAGCAGTTTCTGAAACCGGTACTGCAACTGAAACTTCTGCTGATTCTGATAAGTCATTGGGATTGGGTGCGTATTTTAAACACAATCCAGTAAATAAATTAAAATTATACGAGGGTGATAAACTAATACAATCTCGTTTTGGTCAATCAATTCGTTTTAGTGCATATAATAATGCAAACAATGTATATTCACCAACTATTATAATTCGTAATAGGCAGGATTCATCAAGTTTAACAAATCTAAAAGAAGGTGATTTAACTGAAGAAGAAGTAAATAATGACGGTAGTGTTATTGTAATGTCAAGTGGAGAATATCAAATTCCATTTACAGCAACAACATCAATTGGACCGAGTAAATTTTCATCATACCCAAATCCATTAAAAGGTGATGACCATTTATTAATCAATAGTGGTAAGATTATTATTTCATCTAAAACAGGCGAAATGGTTTTTCATTCCAAAAAAGATTATGGATTTATTTCGGATGGTAAATTTTCAATTGATGGTGGGTTGGGTGCAGATTTGGATTTTGGAGATGATGTTAATATAACAACTGATAGAAATAGTTCAAATGTTTCAATCAAAACTGGCGATGGTAAGATATTTTTAAATACCGATGAAAGCGGTAAATCACCAAATACCGATAAACCATCAGAACCATTAGTTAGAGGTAACACTTTAAAAGAATTATTGGAAAACTTAATAGATTTAGTTGTCGAACAGGTATATAAAACACCATCTGGTCCTACTGCAATTGGTCCTGAAAATAGAAACGATTTTACCGCTTTGAAAAGACGTTTAAAAGAAATGTTATCAACACAAAATTTTACTGAATAATGTCTTACGATATTTTTAAGCAAAATATGTTAAGTTATATGCGAAATCAATCCGCAATTGGTTCAAAGGAAGATTTTGCAAAAAAATTAGTTTTAGAATATGATTCTCTAATAAAAAGAGGACACGATACGATAAATAATATAACATTATCTAAAGGTAATACTGAACTTATGGAATCGGTATTGAATGGAATTTTAAATACCGCATACCAACAGGCATCAGGCGAACATGCTATTATTACAAATTTAGGTCCTGCTTTTCAAGCATATTGGACAGGTGCAAATATGAATTTATTTCCACCACCCAAACCAACAGTAACACCGGCGGGTGTCATGCTTCATATTACACAAGTTACCAATTCAATAACTAATACTGGTGAGTGGGGAGTAGTTGATACTACAAATCTAATACCGGTAGAACAAGCAGAAGAACTTGCTAAAAAATTGGATAACATAGAAGATGAACCAATGACTGCAGAAGATATAGCAGCAGCCAAACAAGAAATTGAATCGGCAAATGCAGTATTATCAAATCCAAACGCAACTGATGCTGAATGGGAAACTGCTAAAGATTATAAAGCATTAAAAGAAAATGAAATAGAAAGTGGTGTAAAAAATGCACCATCACCACCTTTAACTGCGGAAGAAATAGCTGCAGTAGAAGCATTAACACCTGATATCATAAAATGTCCTATTGGGGTAAAAGCAGTAGCTGCAGCAAAAAGAGATGTTGGTATAGTAGAATTTGGGTCACCGCCAGGTAAAAATTATGGTGGATTTCCGGGTGGTATTCAAAAACCAGCACCAGGTAGAATTGATGCAATGATGTCCAATGCAGGATTAAATAACCAAGCAAAAGTTAAATCAACGGGTGAAGGATGGTATTGGTGTGCGGGTGCAGTTACAACTTGGTGGAAAGAAGCAGGAATAAAAACACCCCCTGGTTCATCAGGTTGTCAAAATTGGGTGGTTTGGGCAAAGAAAAATGGATATTGGTCAAAAACTCCAAAAGTGGGAGCTGCAATATTATATGGAACTGAATCTCATGCACATCATATTGGATTAGTAACCGGTGTTGTAAATGGAAAGGTTATAACAATTGAAGGAAACACAAGTGGAGGTGGATTTAATCGAAATGGATGTGGAGTATTTCAAAAAACTCCAAAAAAATATTTAGGATTTGTATTACCACCAGATTGTAAATAAAATATGAAACCGAACGATAATAGTGAAATATTTTTAAATGCGTTAATAAGTCAAATTGAATCGCATTTACGAACGGTTGGAGGAGTATATCTTACAACTGGACTTATAGCACCGTCACCTATACCGATACCCGGTGCTGCAACATGGACAGGTTATAGTATGGATGAGCAATTTGAAGGTGTAATCGAAGAAGGAGAAGATGCTATTGAAGAGGATTTGAGAAATGAAAATGAAAAAGATGATGATACACCGGATACTGAAATAGGTGAGACTAAAAGAATTTTGGGAAAAGTTCCAATTGGTGAAGAATGGGAAACTCCACGCGAAATGACTGTGGTTGATTTAAAAGTAAATTTAGAAGCAAATGAAGTAACATTAACTTCAGCAGATATTAGAAGAATTACTCGTGAAGCTCGTTCTTATGGTGGAGGAGGTGGTTCTGATGAAGAAACCGATTCTAATCCGCCTGTAATTGGTTCAAATGTAGGAGCAACTGCACCACCAAGACCACCCGGTTCTACAAAAGATGAATCAAATGGAAGATTGGATACTAAAAAATTAATGCGTATCGATTCGGCATATGGAAGTGGTATGTTACATATAGAAGCGGCTAAACAATATAATAAAATGTTAGCACAGGCTATAAAAGATAAGATAGAATGGAGAGTATCATCCACATATAGAGATATTGCAGGACAAATTTCATGTTATGAAAAATACGGTCCTGGTAGTGCAGCAAAACCCGGTTCTTCACCTCATGGGTGGGGACTTGCTATAGATTTTGGTGAAATATGCGGAACACAACAACGAAAAGCAAAAGAATTAGGTGTTGGCCGTGCACATCCATCTGCTGCTAAATATACCAGAGAACATTCTAAAAATTATTATTGGTTGGCTAAAAATGGTCCCAAGTATGGATGGTATAATCCATATCGTTTAGCTGATGGAGGTGGTATGGATGAAGCATGGCATTGGGAATATTGGGGATTCTATACATTATCTGAAGATGAGCGTAAGGGTTAGATAATGATTTTAATTTACTATCCAAAATCTTCAAAAGATATATTTATATTAGTAAAATAATATATTTTGTAATGGATAGTAAAAAATTAGCACAAATTATTAAGTTGGTTGTAGAACAAGAAATCAAAAAACAACTTCCAAAATTAGTAAAAGAAGAAGTTGAAAAGAAGATGAAAGTTTTACAAGAAAGAGCTATTTCGAATGTAGAAGAAATAGAACAAGACCCGTTTGCTCTTGCAGAATCTCTTTTGCAAAAAGATAGACAGGTTCAAACTACACAACAAAAACAATTCACAAAAAATCCAACTATAAACGAAATTCTTAATCAAACACAACCATTTACTGCTGCACAAAGAACTGCAGGACCAATTGGTGGTGGTTCATCGATTTTAGATAATTTCCAACAACAACCTATAAATGAAGGATATGCAAATACTCATATTCCAAATTATATGGATGTTGAACCCGATATCGATGAAACAATTTCATTTAATAATCCAGTAACAGCACAAGTAGGGTTAGGAGCAATGAGAAATCAAATGGCTGCAAAGATGGGTTATGGTGATATGGTTGCCGGAGGTGGTTCTAGACAAGGTGGGTTAGGAATAACAACCGGATTGGCCGGTTTGGATAGAATTTTAAATAGAGATAATTCTGAATTGGTTAAAAAATTTAAGAGATAATATGTTTATGCCATTTGAAGTGATTATATTATTTTTAATAACTTGCACTTTTGGTGGATATGAACTTTGCCGTTTTGTTAATAAATTAAGAAAAGGTAAATGTGGGTGTGATAAATGTGGAGGTAAATAATTATGGCGTATGTATTAGATAGAAAAATTGTAAAGGATACCAAAGAGTTTAACGATTATGCTTATGGTATAACTCTACCTGTACAAAGAGGAAACACTGGTTATTTTAATCAGGCATTTTCTTCGTTTGAACAAGCTAAAGCAAACTTAAAAAATCTTTTACTTACTAGAAAAGGAGAACGCGTAATGCAACCAAATTTTGGTACTGGAATACATGAACTTCTTTTTGAACAAATGGATGACGATTTTGAAACCAAATTACAAGAAACAATAACTAACAACGTAAATTATTGGTTACCATATATAAACATTGAAGAAATCGATATTGAAATGACAGATGCTATGAAAGATAATCATACTGCACATATGACAATTCAATTTACAGTTGGTAATCAAATTGATACACAACAAATAACATTTACGATACAAGGATAATATAAATGGCACTAAATAGTATAACAAAGAAAAGTAATAAGGGTAGAGATATAAAATATCTTAATAAAGATTTCTCGTCATTTAGAGATAATTTAATTGAATACGCAAAAACTTATTTCCCTAAAACTTATTCTGATTTTAACGAATCATCACCTGGTATGTTATTCATAGAAATGGCATCTTATTTAGGTGATGTTCTTTCATATTATACAGACGATTCCTTAAAAGAATCAATGATGTTATATGCAGAAGATAAATCGAATGTTGTTGCACTTGCACAATATTTGGGATATAAGCCAAAAGTAACATCACCCGCTTTAGTTAGATTATCAGTTTATCAATTAGTACCATCAATTGGAAGTGGTACAAATGTTAGACCTGACCCGGAATTTTATCTTCGTATCAAAGAAGGTATGTTAGTATCTGGTCCAAGTGGTGTGACGTTTAGAACAACTGAATTATTGGATTTTAATTCAGATGATGAAAGAGAAATTACAATATATGAAAAAACCGGTGGAGTTCCATCGATGTATTTGGTTAAAAAATATGTAAATGCAATTTCGGGTATGTTACAACAACAAGAATATACATTTACAACCCCAGAACAATTTTCTAAAATAACTATTGCAAACACTAATGTAATTGATATTTACGATGTAAGAGATAGTAGTGGAAATAAGTGGTATGAAGTTCCATATCTTGCACAAGAAATGGTTTATGTAGATTATCCTACAACCGAACAAACTGATAAAGATTTGGTTCAATTTAAAGATTCAGTACCAAATGTTTTAAAATTAATAAAAACATCTCGTAGATTTGTAAAACAAATTAATGAAGATAATACAACCACACTTATATTTGGTGGAGGTATATCAACTGCAGATGAAACACTTATTCCTAATTTTAAAAATGTAGGATTGGGATTAAATTCATCTATAAATAAATTAGGTTCATCATTTGACCCTGCCAATTTCTTAAAAACAAATACATATGGTCAAGCACCAGTAGGTAAATTCACAGTTTCATATTTAGTAGGTGGTGGTGTTGAATCAAATGTTTCAAAAGGTGAATTAACTAAAATTGATAGAGTTGAGTTTGACGAAGATACGGCATCATTCACATCACAACAATTAAGATTATATACTGCAATGAAGCAATCGATTGCAGTTGATAACGAAACTCCTGCTAGTGGTGGTAGAGGTGAAGAAACGATTGAAGAAATTAGAGAAAACGCATTGGCAAACTTTGGTTCTCAAAATCGTGCAGTAACTCGTAAAGATTATCAAGTAAGAGCATTATCATTACCAGCAAAGTATGGTGGTATTGCAAAAGCATATTGTGCACCGGATGGGGAGTTGGATAATAATTCACCATCTTCAATCCTTTCTAACCCAGAATCATTAGATGAATTTACTGGTTTAGTAACTGATTTGAAAAATAAAAATCTTACCGAAGATGAAATCAAACAAGAAGTACAAAAATTCTTAATAGGTAAGAAAAATAATATAGCAGAAAAAAATAATCCATTTGCTATTAATTTATATGTGTTAGGATATGATTCAAAGAAAAATTTAGCATTCTTAAATCGTGCAGTTAAGGAAAACTTAAAAACATATATGAATGAATATCGTTTATTAACCGATGGTGTTAATTTGTTAGATGGATTTATTATTAATATTGGTATTGATTTTGAAATAAGAGTATATGGTGGATATAACAAAAGAGAAGTTTTAACTCGTTGTATTACTGAACTTAAAGAGTATTTCAATATTGACAATTGGACATTCAATATGGCTATCAATCTTTCTGAAGTTGAATTATTGATTGCAGGAGTTGAAGGAGTTCAATCAGTACCAAAATGTGAAATTGTAAATAAATGTTTGGGTAATTATTCTAAACACTCATATAATATTCAAGCGGCAACGAAAGGTAAAATGGTTTATCCATCGTTAGACCCATCGGTATTTGAAGTTAAGTTCCCAAATCAAGATATTAAGGGGAGGGTTGTATAATGTATCATTTTTTAACAGCATCAAAAGATGCATCTATTTACTTACAACAACCAGTACAAAATACTGGATTAGATGAAATTTTAGAAGTTTCCAAAACATATTATGGAAACCTAAAAGATGTTGCACGCACATTCATACAATTTGATTTAAATTCACTATCATCTTCAATTTCAAATGGAGATATTGTAATGGATTCTGCAGAATTAATTCTACATGAATGTGAATCATCTGAAATACCCCTTTCTTACACGTTATATGTTCATCCTGTATCTCAAAGTTGGGAAATGGGTATTGGTACTCGTTTTGATGAAATAACCACAGATGGGATTACATGGAATCATAAAACATCCGGTACAAATTGGTTACTTGCCGATTCACTTTCACCAGAATCATCTGGTTCATATAATGGTAGAGGTGGAACATGGTACACAGTCATCGAATCTACACAATCGTTTGATTATTTATCATCTGATTTATCTGTTAATGTAAAAAATATAATAGAGTTATGGTTAGACGGTTCATTACCAAATAATGGATTTGTTATTAAACATAATTCTAATTTAGAAAACGATACAAACGATTACGGTCAACTAAAATTCTTTTCTAAAGAAACAAATACTATATATCAACCAAAAGTTAGAATAGGTTGGGATGATTCATCATTTGAAACGGGTTCATTATCAGAATTAGTATCCGATGATATTCATGTAACATTCAAAAGATTAAAGACACGATACAAAAAAGGAAGTACTCCTGAAATCAGAGTTTTTGGTAGAGAAAAATATCCTCTAAAAACTTATACTAATTTGTATGCATATAATGATGTAAAATACTTACCAATATCAACATATTATCAAATTAAAGATGTTGTTACTGATGAAGTTATTATTCCATTTAGTGATTATACAAAAGTAAGTTGTGATGAAAATGGTAATTTCTTTAAATTAAATTTATCAAATTGGGAAACTAATAGAGAATACTATGTTGAAATCAAAACTGATAGAAATGGTATAATTGAATATTTTTCAGATAAAGATTTAACATTCTTAATAGAAAAATAATATGGCATTAGATAACGAATTCATATTATCAGAATTATTAAAAAGTGGTTCTGCAGCATTAAACCAAACAATAACCGATGATGGTACTATTGTAGTTGATACTAAATTAAATACCGATGGTGAAACTTTTGGTTATGTTGAACGCCCTATTTACAACGAAGAACAACTTGTAAAAGCAGTTGATACTGTTGTAGATGAATTAATTGGTGCACCACAAAAAGATGCACCGGCAGTTGTTTTAAAAGAAACTTACGATGATTTAAGGGCACAATATGATGCTGCTCTTAAAAATATTAAAGATTTGCAAAAAGAAGTAGATGATTTAACAACTGAAAATGAATCGCTTCGTATTGAAATTGATAAATTAAACAAAGATTTAGATTTACAAAAATTATTAAAAGCATCCGCAGATACCGAAAGAGATATGATGGGTGAATCTTTAAAACAAGTTACCGTTGATTTACAAACAGCATTAACAAAAGGTTCTAAAGAGGCAATCGAAAGAGTTTCAAGAGAAGCTGCTTTACAAGGATTACTCGCAGAAAAAGAGGCATTTGTTGAAATTCAAAAACAATCTAAAGAAGCTATTGATAGAGCAAATTCAACTATTGTTTCATTGCAAACTGAATTATCAAGAGCACAAACTGATTTTGCTAACGCTATTTCTAACTTCATAAGTTCACAATAATAAAATAATATAAAATGGCAATAAAGGGATTCAAAGAAATAATAGATAAAAAGGGGTATAAAGTAAATGCCAAAGATAGAACTATTTTCGAGAGAGAAATTGGTAAGGCTTACTTTGGTCTTGGAGTATCTGATATGATTGAATTCATTTTATTTGATTCAAACGATAATCAGTTACCACAAGGAGATTCTGGTGAAATGGTTAGATATATTCATTTAGATACTGAAAACATACGAAAATATTTTTTATTAAGTAATACACCATCAAATAAAAGAATGAATGGTGCAGATGAATATATTATTGATATTGAAAAACTTATTACTGAAGCAGGTTACTCAAATGGTATTTTCAAAACTCAAATAAATCTTTTAAATAGACGAATCGGTTCAGAAGATATAGCTAAAGATAAATTATGGATACATGAAATTTCTCCATCACGTACTGAAATAAGAATTCTTCCATTGGAAGATGAAAATGAAAAAGTATATGATGATTTACAAAAAAGATTAAATATCATATTGAATGGTGGAAACTTTAGAGATGATACAATTTATTTTGTAAAACCGATGGTTGAATCTATTAAAGTTGAAGATGTATTGAGAACATTTTTAACTATAAATGGTACCGTTTCATCTGGTGAAAATTATGTAAAATTAATTCAAAATGAATTTAAAATTCAAAGTTGGGAATTATTTGTTAAACAAGTTAAAGATAAATTAGTAGAAGGTGCACAATATTATATCGAAAATAAAGATTATGATATTTTATCAAATACATATGGTAAACCATCATCTGCTAAAATTGATGTAGAATTATCGGTAGACAGAATTTTAGAAATATTAAATTCAATTTTAATTAATGTTATAAACAAATATTTACCAAACCAAACTATACAGGAAGATAATATATTAACACACGATGAGCAGATAACATTAGATGCTACAAAAGAAATATTAAAAACTATATCATCGGGTACTACTTATCAAACTGATGCATTGCAAAATAAACAACCGATTGTTAGAGGTTGTATGGATAAAAATGCGTTGAATTATAACCCGTTGGCACAAGAAGATGATGGTAGTTGTATATACGAAAGTGCCAACCTAACCGCATCAGCACCAAAACAACCATTACCACCAAATGCACCTGCAAATTCAACTCCTACCGAAACTCAAACAATTACAAAAGTATGGTATGGTTGGGCAGATGTATCAACTGTCACATATAAAAACAAATATGGTCAATCTAATTTTACGAAAATATATGAGTATGCTGGACAAGAGATAACTTATATAGAGGGTTCTTTATCAGTAGATGGTGATATTAGAGAAATCAAAAAAGAAACTCCTTCAGTTAAACAACCAGAACCGGTTTATACAGGCGGTGGTGGTAGTGTTAATTACTATAGCGGAGGTAGTGGTGGATATGGTAGTGGGGGTGATTCAACCTTTAGTAATGTAAATTATTTAGGAAATAAAGATAATATGTTTAATATCCAATAATAAATGAAATTAATTTGGGCGTTACAGCAAAAAGGTTTAAATCAGTTACATTCTCCATTTGTTTATGATATGTTTTATGTATCAATTCAAATGGCAAAAGATTTAGGTTACACAACGGTTTTATATGGGTCATCTGATGCTATTGAAAGATTGGGTGAATATGTGGATGAAACTTTTACTACAAATCATATTGATTACGCATTATATGATGATTTAAAAGTTTATATTTGGGAAAATAGAATTGATGATTATTTAATTTTGGATGGTGATGTATTTTTACATTCACCATTAGTTTTTAAAAATCCAAACTCATTTGTGTGGGTAGATACGATTGTAAAAAAACAACAAAATGGTTATTCAAAAGATTGTTTGGATATATTAAATACATTTGATATTACTAAACAAATACCAGAATGGAATTCTAAAACTGGTATTTCCTTTTCAACCGGATTAGTTAGAATGAAAGGAAATAATGGATTATTACAATATTATGTAGAGTCATATAAAAAACTCAAAAAATGGTTTTTGGAAAATGAAACGATATTAATTGAAAAAAATGAAGAATTAAATTCAAATAAATCATTAATATCCCATTATTTATGTGAACATCTTTTACAAAGAATAGTTGAATATTATGGATTGGAATTTGAGGTATTAGAAAATGAAAATTCATATTATCATTGGCAGGGAAACGATAAATTTAAAAATATTGATAAATGGGATTGTATAAGATTAATAACAAATAAACATAAAGAAGAAGGTGGAACAATAAGAGATGTTTATGATTCTTTGGTAAAAGATGAATTAATAAAACCAATTTTGTTTCCATAAAAATACTTATATAAAAGAAAAAGATTATGGCGAATAGAACTATAACATTTACTGTTAATTCCACTCCACAAGGTGGTTCAATCTATATTGATGGTGTCAACACTATGAATACCACACCGCATACTCTTCAATATTTGGAAAGTGAATTATTATCACCAAAAACCATAACTGTCAGAAGTGCAAATGCAACATCAAACGAATCATACATCATAAAATCCGAAATTGTATCGCCAACAGGTGGTTCAACTGGTGGAGGTGGTGGCTCATCATATGGTGGTGGTGGGTATGGTAATGGAGACACTAGTAGTCCATATGTTCACAATTATTTATAAAATAGAGGAAATTAGATTTGGAAAATTCAAATTATAATAGTGTAGTTCAAGGTATGATTGGAGATGGTTGGTCACAATCCGGTGGAGGAGGTGGTGCGGCAGGTAATTCAACGCCGCCACAAATTGATACTCAAACTTATAGAACCATTATTGTAAATCAAAATACAGGTGGCCAAACTAATATAGAATCAAGTGATTCACCCGTACATACATTATCATTTACATTATCACAAAGCACTCCATTACCAAACAATAGTACAACCATAAATATAGATGCCGATGTATATAGTGGTACTGCTTTAAAATACAAAACTGAATATGAAACCGGTTATATTACTGGTAAAAATTCGGTTACAACAACTTCTACTTGGATTAAATTTGAAAGACAAAGTAATGGAGAACAATACAAATCAGTTGTTTCTGCTTTAGGTAACGATTATACGAACAAAGATGTTCAATTAAATTTAAATGGTGGAAGTGTAAATGTAAATGTATTAGCAACAAAAAATGATATAGCACCCGGTCCTAACGCACCAACATTAACAGTTAGTGATAATCAATTTAGTTGGAATATAAACGATTCATCTCCATTATCAATTTCATATACATCATCAAATTCTGATTATGTTGAAATGTCTTTGGGTGGTATTAAAAGACAACTACCAACAAATGGTGTTCTAACCTTATCACAAAACGAATTGAATCGTATAGGTGGCCATACTCTTTATTTACAATCAGTATCTAATAGAGGTGGAAGTAGTTCACCGCAAACAATCTCAATTAATGTAATACAAAAGACATATTTACCTGGTCCAGATATAACAAATATCACATATCCATCAGTAATAAAAGGAAAAGATTTTGTAGGATTTGATGTTGAATTTGATATTAGTTGGGCATCGATTAATACAAATTTTATCGATGTTTATGTTGGTAAAGTAGATTCTCAATTTGTATTAGGTAGATTCTCTCCGGCAGGAAAAGCAACTTTTAATGTAAATGATGTTTTAAAAAAATCAAAAACAGCATTCAATGAAGATAATGATAAAATTGAATTTAAATTATTATTAGTTCCAACTAACATTGAAGGTGATTCTGCAACTGAAGGTAAGGTAGAAGAAATTACATTATTGTTTGATAAAGGTGATTTAAAACTTCGTAGAGGAAAAGTAGTTTCAGATATTAGAACTGCGTTTGCAACTCATTTTAATACATCATTTTTTAAAGATGAAATATCTAATTTATTAACACATTATTTACATTTTGGTGAGGGTGATAATAAATTAATTGCAACATGGGGAATCGATACCGAAACTTTTGCAACATATGAGGAAGGGTTTGATTCTACCGGTAAAAAATATAAAAAGAAAACTAATAATCCAAAATCATTAGTTTTAAAACTATACGAACCATTACCAACCACTGTACAAGAAAACCAAACAGTTTGGATATCTAAAGTTCAGTCAATTCCAATGATTGAACAAATTTCAATTGTTGGTGAAATAGCCAATAATTGTACTCCATTAACACCTAATTTTGATTTAAATGTTGGTGATGATATTGGATATCAAATACTTGATGATTTAATTGCTAGTGGTTCTACAACATCAACTGATTTAATAAATACATTTGTAAGTTCTAGTGAATTTTCATTGGATAATTTAGATATTCAATTCATATCTACATCCAAAATAGAAATTGATGGATTATTAATTGATGGTAATGAAGAATATTGGTGGTCTAATTTTGTTAAATACTCATCTGCTAAAGAACGAGTAGATAATTTCATGTACAAAATTGGATTACTTGAATTTTATACTGAAAAGTTTATTACTGCTTCAGAAGGAAGTGAATGGACCGGTTCGGTAACATCATTAAATGAAATAAATTCATATAAAAATAAAATATCAAAAGTTAAAAATGATTTTGATGCATTTGAGAAATTTTTATATTTTGAATCATCATCATTATCATATCCAGGTGCAGGTCAAACTCAATTAAGTGCATCAACCGATGATTCGGTATCTGATTGGTATGGTGGAATTATTACATCTGCAGAAGACTATGATACATTTAACAAATCAAATCTTGTAAATAATTTACCACAACATATTCAGGATGATGAGAATGGTCAAGAATTCATATTATTCTTTAATATGATTGGCCAACACTTTGATATTTTATGGACACATATTAAAGGATTACAACAATCTAAAAAATTAGAACAAAAATACGAAAGTGGTATCAAAGATGAGTTGGTTTATCATATGTTAGAATCTCTTGGATGGGATGCTGATATGGGTGTTCAATCACAATATCTTTGGGAATATGCGTTTGGTAAACATTCAGATGGAACACAAGTTTCATCGATGAGTGGAAAGGATAGACAAAGTGAAATATGGAGAAGATTATTAAATAACTTACCATATCTTAATAAACATAAAGGAACTAAACGAGCATTACATGCTGCAATGGCTTGTTATGGTATTCCTGCTTCATTATTAACTATTATGGAGTTCGGTGGGCCGCAAGACCCATCATCGGATGGTACTACTCAATTTACATTTGAAGATAGAACTGCTGCATTAAATTTAAGTGGTTCATCAAATATCGTAATTGATTGGAAGGAATTTAATGGTGACCATCCAAATTCAATAGAATTTAGAATCAATACCACCCAAAAACAAAATCAGGTAATTGCTAAAACCGATGGTTGGAAATTGGAAATTGAAAGTGGTTCAAATTATTTAGGAAGAATCAAATTTTCAATTAGTGGTAGTGATACAATTGAAAGTGCTTCTACTGAAGATTTACCTATATTTTATGATGATTTTTATCACATAGCATTAAATAAAACTATTTCAAATGGAAGTGAAATATTTGATTTATATGTTAAAGAGGGTTTCAATGGAAGAATTAGAAATTCTGGTTCATTAGAACTTTCGTTGCCAGAAGGTTCAACTTCTTGGAAAAGTGGTTCTGAATTGAAAATTGGTGGAACATATCCATCATTTACAGGTTCTATTGATGAAATTAGATTATGGACAACTGCTCTATCACAATCTCGTATTGAAAATCACACTTTAATACCGGATGGAATTGATGGAAACCATATATCAGCATCTACTCACGATTTGATATTTAGAAATGACTTTGAATATCCTAAAAATAGAGGAATTGATGTTGATATTAAAAATGTTGCGTATATTCAAGCATACCAAACATCATCCGTTGCTAATAATTTTGAATCTATTGTTGAATATCCATATAACTATATTCCATATGATAGAGATGTAACTGCAAATGTACCATCATCTGGTTTTAATGTTGGTAATAAATTCCGATTTGAAACTCAATATGATTTTGCAGGAAATGAAATCACATCAAATAATGGTATTTCATTAGATTACAAATCGCGTTCAACTAAAAAATCATATGATAATTCACCAATAGATACTGATAGATTGGGATTATTCTTTTCTCCAGTTAAGGAGATTAATATGGATATCTTAAAATCATTAGGTAACTTTAATATCGATGATTATATTGGAAATCCACAAGATGAATACAATGACAGATATTCCGAATTAGATAGTTTACGAAAATATTATTTTCAACGTTTTGATTTAAACTTTAATGAATATATTCAATTAGTTCGTTATATTGATAAATCATTATTTGATACACTAGAATCATTAGTACCTGCTCGAGCAAAAGTTGCTTCTGGTTTATTAATTGAACCACATATTTTAGAAAGAAGTAAAGTTAAATGGAATAAACCAAAAGCAGAAAAAAGTGATTTAGAAACTGTTATTAATACAGAAGAAGATAGAAATATTGTTGGTACATTTGAAGGAAAAGAAGTTACATTAAAAGTAACACAAGATGTTTTATTTGATGTTACAAACCCACAATATGAAGGAACTATTACTGATACTAATGTATCCGATTTGATTGGTGAAAATATTGGATTAGATACTACTATCAATACAAACGATACATCGGTTCAATATGGATTTATGACAATAAATTCCGGTTCTGATATGGGTGGTATTTCAATAAAAGTTGATGCAACATTTACTGGTTCTATACAAGGACAGTATGATTCTGATTCATACATCCAAGTAGGAATGGACCCAAATTCTATAACAAATAAAGGATTTGGTGTATGGGCAAGTGGTTCACATTCTCAAATAACCGAATTAGATTTATTTGGTAATCTTACAAAAACAAGAAAAAAGATATTCCAAATAAAAGAACAATATAAAGTAGATATACCACAAAATATTAATTTAACAGACCCGAGAGTAGGTACTGAATATATTAGTCAAACTCTTTATCGTCAAAAAGTTACTATTTTAGATTGGGATGCTACAAATCCAATTGTGGGTGGTGATATAGTTGAAGTTACACCATTAAATGGATATTTCCCATCACATTATAGAAATGTGGGAGATTTATCGACTGGATTAGAGAATTCGTACTTTAATGGTTCAAAACAAACACAATTAACTACTTTAGATGGTGGTGCACCCGTTGTTACATTTACAACTAATCCTAACACATTGAAGGTAAATGATACCGGTCGTGGTAGTGGAGAACCAATATTGATGGTAGAATAATATTTATTATTACAAAATTAAAAAATACTTATATTTATATATTGAAAGTAAAAGAGGAAACAAATTATGGCTTATTTAGACAATACCGAAATTACCGTTGATGCAATTCTTACCAAAAAGGGTAGAGAGAAATTAGCAACAGGTGAAGGGTTAAACATTACAAAATTCGCATTGGGTGACGATGAAATCGATTATACCCTATACGAACCGGCACATCCACTTGGTTCTGCATACTATGATGCTGCTATTAAAGCAATCCCAGTAACTGAAGCATCTCCGGATGAAACACAAGTATTAAAATATAGATTGGTAACTTTACCAAAAGGTACTGTTAAAATTCCTAAAGTAGAATTTGGTGTTCCACAAATTAATGTGAATCAAAATTCAGGACAAGTTTCCTTATCACCAACAACATCTCCAAGTGGAAATACTCAAGCTGGATATACATTAGTTCTTGCTAATAAAAATGCAGGTTCTATCGTTGGTAGTGGTTTAGCAGCAGGAAGTGGTACAATCCCAGTTTTCTTGGGTGATGAAATCACAACAACTGCAGCAGTTGAAAGAGGATTGGCATTTACTTTCATTCCTAATCCTAATATTACAACAACAATTAAAACAACATTGACAGTATATGGTAACGAAACTGGAGGTTCTCAATCAATCCCAGTAACTGTAACTTATGTACAACCAAGATAATAAAACGAGGAATTAAAAAGATATGGCACAAATTACAGGACAAGCCGGTGTTAATTTAACCCAAGAATTGGCTGCGTATTTAAATTCGCAACAAGGGAACTTAACATCCGAGCAATTATCACAAATTATCAACCAATACTTAATCGGTGGCGATAAATTAGGTGCACAAGGTGGAAGTATTAATACTGGTATCTATAAAAGATTTGGTGAATTTGACCAAGTAACCGGAAAAGTTGAAGTAGTAACTACTGGTCTTTGGAGTGGTGATGCAGGACAATTAAATTCGTTCTATACATCATCTACACAAGCAGCAGCAGGTTCATCAAACTATTATGTAAATGTATCAGATTCTGCAGATGGAACTACTCAATTTGCAATTGCATACGGCCATAAATATGGTAGTGGTTCGGTTAGTTTAGATATTGATAGTAATTCAACATTGGCAACAAAAGCAACATATGCACAATATCGTTCAATTTTATTAGAACAAGATGATGAACTATTTACATTCTTCTCATCTGATGCTTCTGGAATTTACGATTCATCAGATATCTATGTAATCAATGTATCGCGTGCCAGATACAAAGAGAAAATGGATGCAGGAAACTGGGAATTATCATTAAGTGGTTCTACCGGTGTACATACATTAATCGATGACAGTGGTAAGAAATTCTCTGATACGGTTGGTAAAGCTGGTAGAGTATTCTATGTTGGTAGTGGTTCATTAAATTTAGGATTCGATTCAGAAGCAACATTAAATTCATTAACTGCATCAAATGGACAAGGTTTAGGTTTATTTTATCCTGACCAGGGGTTAATCATTCTTAATCCATCTGCAGTACATAATTTAATTGGTACATCAAAAGATAGTGGTTCAATCGGTGGTAAAGATTTATACGATGGAACTAATTATGAAGGTAAAAATCATTTCTTATTATATAATGCAATTAAAGGCGGTAGTGATTTCGAAGCAAGAAGAACTGAAAATGTTTCTACATCTCATTACTTTGTAAGAGCAACAAATAGAGAATTTAACTTCTCAAATAACCCAACATTCATAAGTGGTTCAGATGGAACTTTTGCAAACCCATCGTTTGAAAGAGACCCTAAAACATTTATCACAACGGTTGGTTTATACAACGATGCAAACGAAATGATTGCAGTTGCAAAAACATCACAACCAATTCCAAAATCATTTGACAAGGAAGTTTTAATCAAAGTAAAACTTGATTTCTAATAGAAATACTATTTCATATTAACCCCACTTCGGTGGGGTTTTTTATTTCCATATATTTATATAGAGTGGGAATTTATTATGTTAAAAACAATACCAAAATCAAATATAACGAAACGAAAATTCCAAGTTTATAAACTATGGAATGCTGACCAAACTGAATATCCAGCGATAGCAGTGAATGGTAATGACCCGTTATATCGTTCAATAAAGACTAAATACTATTCACAACTCGATGGTAATGTTATCAATTTATTTGGCGTAGTTGAAAATCCAGCAACTATATCAAAAGAAAGACAATTATCAGATACAATTTATGTAATCGATGTTGATAGAGATAAATTAGGTGAACAACTAAAAAAAGGTTCAATAAAGATAACTGATAGTTCAAATACAGTTTATATTGATAATGGATGGGGAAAATTAGTAAATCCAGTACCAACATATAATCTTATTAATTTAGATTTAGAAAACGAAATTTTAACAATCGAACAAGATGGTATTCAATATGAAATATCTATAACAAATATTTTTGATTTAATAACAGGTTCGGCAATCCTTACATTAAATGGTGATACTGATTCGGCTTATATAGTATCTATTGATTTTGAAGAAAGCTTAATACGATTTGAAAAACAATTAAATTTTGAAGGTATTGGATTACAAGCGTTGGCATATGGTAATGTTTTCTATTCAGATGGTGTTATTGTATTTACTGCAGATGTAGATTTATCAACATATACATTAGAATATCGTTCTACACAAACAATTTATGAAACTGAAGTATTAATTACTGCTAGAGCTGGTGAATTTAACTATTCTCAAAATCCATCTGCAGTTGATGTAATAGTAAGTGGTTCATACAATTTTGAAACCACTACAATCACAAATGTATCACCTTCTAAAAATGTTAAAATAAAAGAAATAACTGATATTAGTAGAAAAGAACAATATTCTGGTTCAGTTGGTACATCAATAGGTGGTTGGGATGATTACTTTACATCTGCTTCAATAGACCCAACCGGTTCTTATTTAGCACCATATATTACAACAATTGGTATATTTGATGATGATGGTGATATGGTTGCAATTGCAAAATTACCAAAACCAATAAAAAATCTACCAGATTATGATATTAATTTTTTGATTCGTTTTGATACTTAATGATATTTATATAAAAGGTTACTAGTATAACTTAACAAAAAGGAACACATAAATGGCAAATTTCGAAATTTCAAATTACAAAGGTGAAGTAGTAAACGCATCAATCTCACAAGCAGATTTAGATGTATTAATAGCAAATACTGCTGAATATAATGTATTCGCAGCAGGTGAAGGTTTAGTAGATGAATTCAAAGCAGGATTAGAAAATGGAACATATTCTAATTTAGATAATGTTAGAATCTATAAAGCAATCGTAGAATAATTATGGCATCTTTAGAAGAATTATATAAAAAATCAGATGCTGCTAAATTACCTTTAAAAAAGGATAGAACTCCTATTTCTTCAGATGATTATGATTATAAAAAAATCAATCCATCTGAAACACAATTGGAAAAATCCAGAGGTGGTAAGCTAAATTTAAAAAAGTATTCTGATTCAATAAAACGCTAAATCGTTTAACAAGTGGGGTTACTCATTAACCGTCCAAATAAATGGGCTTACATTCATATACCCAAAACCGCGGGTAATTCAATATCTCAAATTTTATTAAGTGTACCGGAGACAGAACAAATAACTACTCATGGTACACTTAATGAATTAAAAAATGTAGATGGATATTTTATATTTACATTTGTTAGAAATCCATATACCCGTTTAGCTTCTTGGTTTGAACATAGAAAACGAGAAGGTAAAGCAAATTTATTTTCAAATTTCATAAAATCAATTGACCCATTAGATTTTTTATTTTTTTCACAAGAATATTATATAAATCACGGAAATACACCAACTAAAAAAATTTCATATGTTGGTAAATACGAAAATCTTAATTACGATTTAAATTATATTTTAAATAAAATTGAAATAAAAGAAAATCGAATACCGCATTTAAATCGAAATAAAATGTGGGAAAAACATCCAAATTTAAACACTCACAAATTATATAAACAATATTATAATGAAGATTGGATGAAAGACTGGGTTAGAGAAAAATATCAAAATGATTTCAAAATTTTTAACTATGAGTTGGATATATAACGGAAGTTACATTACAGAATTATCAGATATGCCAGAAGGCACTATTGGATTTATTTATAAAATTACAAACGGAAAAACTGGTCAATATTATATCGGAAAGAAAAATGTTGCATCAATTAGAAAGCGAAATTTTGGTAAAAAAGAAATTGCTGCTTTAACCGATAAACGAATGAAACGATATGAGATGATAACAAAAGAATCGGATTGGAAAACATATCGTTCATCAAATAAAATAGTACAAGATTGGTTTAAGGATTCCGATAACGACCAATTAGAATTACGAATCTTACGATTTTGTTCATCTACAAAATCACTTACATATTACGAATTGCAGGAACAATTTGCTCATAATGTATTAGCAGATGATAGAGCATTAAATGATAACTTATTAGGTAAGTTTTTCAGAAAAGATTTGGAAATCTCCGAATAATTTCGTATATTAGAAAATATTTTATATAATCCATGTTATAGTGGAAAATATTTTACTTTTTATGAAAAAAGATTTGGAATATTGGAAAATATTTCGTATCTTTACATTGTAAAGTGTATAAATTATGCTCTCACAAAGAGATAGAATTATTGTAATTGGTATTTTAGATGAAACATTGGGTACTGGTTCTTCCTTAAAAGGAGATGAACAAGCACATCATTGCCCATTTTGTCATCATCATAAAAAGAAACTCCAAATTAATTTAGAAACTCAACAATGGCATTGTTGGGTATGTGATGCAAAAGGAAAACGAATTTCTTCGTTATTGAGAAAACTTCATGTAGATGCTAGAAAATTACAAAAACTTTATGAAATTTATGGTGATGATTATATTGTATATTCAACTGATTCGGAAGATGAAAAGATTGAATTACGATTACCTGCTGAATTTAAAACTTTATTAAAAGAACCGAAGGGTGTAAATCCAACATTCAGAAAAGTAATGCATTATGCAACTGTTCGTGGAATAACCCGTGAAGATATTATACGATATAATATTGGTTATTGTGATGGTGGATTGTATAATGGTAGAATTATTATTCCATCATATGATTCAAATAATAAACTCAATTATTTTATAGCTCGTTCGGTATTTGAAGATGAACCATATAAATACAAAAACCCACCGGTTTCAAAGAATGTTATTATGTTTGAAAACCAAATAAATTGGAATGAACCAATTACAATTGTGGAAGGTGCGTTTGATGCAATGGCAGTTAAACGCAATGCAATTCCAATATTGGGTAAATTTATTCCAAAAAAATTAATGGAAAATATATATGATAAAGGAGTTCGAACTATTAATATTTTATTAGATAAAGATGCACAACAACAGGCATTAAATTATGTAGTTCAATTAGGTAATCAAGGTATAACGGTAAGAAATATAATTCCATCAGATAAAGATGCGGGTGAAATGGGATTTTCAAAAGTAAATGAAATTTTGAAAGAATCAAAGGAAACTGATTTTAGTGATGTGATAAAACAAAAATTATTTAATTTATGATTCATATAATTCCACATCATATAAACAGAGGAAGTTGGATTCCGTGGTATAATTTAATTCATTTTAATGAAGGAGAAGAATTAAATTATTATGAATGTGATAATAAGTTAATTTACGAACATTATCATATAAAACAAGAAGAATTTCCATCACATTTAAAACAACATCTAAATATTATACTCCCAAAAGAGGGAGATTATGTATTTTGTGATATTCAATATTTTCCATATTGGAATCAGGAGTTATTTTTTAATTCCATTGAAGAACTTGCAAAACAATATAAGATTAAATTTTTTATAGTAGATACTGATAATTTTCAACCATATTCAAATACTGAATATTACACTATATTTTCAAATAGATTTACATTAGATGATGCTGATGTAAATTTTAATTATTTTAGATATAGGCCTGCAAGTCAATCCTATTTTAATAGTATACCCGAATTATTTAGTCCATTTTTACATGTAATGAGACATAAGAAAGGTAATTTTATAGTAGGAGTTGATAAAGTAGAAAGATTATTAACATTGAAACACATATATGATATCGGATTAAATACCGATTTATATGTGGGATACAGTGGATTTTCAAAAGCGTATGATGATTCTGAAATCTCTGATAAATTGAAAGAATTTAGAGATTCAAATTTACCTATAATTTTAGATACCACTTTTGAAAAAAGTTGTAATGGTGCCGTTAATGTGGAATACCCACCATTCCCATCCACACTCAATTCGTATGTTAGTATAATTTGTGAAACATCAGTTTCAACCGATACTATTCATTTAAGTGAAAAAACATGGAATCCATTTATATCAATGAATATACCATTAGTTTTAGGTAGTAGTGGTATAAATTTTTATTTAAAACAATTAGGATTTTGGATGGCAGATGATATATTTGACCTATCTCTTAAAACAAATTATGTTGATATAGTAAACCAATATAAATCAAACTTAAATATAATACATAATATGAGTTATTCTCAATTATACGAATACTTTGAGTATAATAAAGATAAATTCCTTTTTAATCATCAATTATTAGGAAGACAAAAATTCATATTCAACCGAAACAATTACAAATAATGGTTATTAACAAAATTTACCACTTAGCGGATTTACATATCCGAAATTTACAAAGACATAAAGAATATCGTTTGATATTTGATAAGTTTCTTCAACAAGTAAAAGATGATAAAATCGAAGATTCTATTATTTATATTGGCGGTGATATTGCTCATGCCAAAACTGAAATGTCACCTGAACTTGTACAAGAAATTAGTTGGTTCTTAACTGAATGTTCAAAATTAAGAGAAACATTTCTTATTACAGGTAATCACGATTGTAATTTAAATAACTCACACCGATTAGATGTTCTTACGCCAATTATTGATAATCTTAACAATCCTCGCATACATTATTTGCGTGATACTGGTGTTTATAATTTTCACAATCTTACTTTTGTCGTTTATTCCATATTGGATAAAAAGGAAAATTGGCCGTTGGCGAAAGATATTAAAGGTGAAAACAAAATCTGTCTTTTTCACGGACCAATCAACAAAGCCTTAACTGATATTGGTTATGTTGTTTCATCTAACTCATTCAATGTTAATATGTTTGATGGGTTTGATATGGTATTGTTGGGTGATATTCACAAACGCCAAACATTCGGACCGGGGTATGAGCATATTGCATATGCGGGTTCAATGGTTCAACAAAATCACGGAGAAATGTTGGAAGACCACGGTTATTTACTTTGGGATGTAAATACTCGTACTTTTACCGAACATCATATTCATAATGATTATGGATTCCTAACAATCGATGTAGTTAATGGACAAATCCCACAATGGGTATATGATGAAGTTGATACTAAATTACCAAAGTATCCACGTTTAAGATTACGATTTACTGCAACCGAACCATCGGATATGAAACTCAATATTACGGAGTTAAAGAAGATGTTTAATGTAGATGAGGTTACCGTAACTCGTACCGATACAATTGGTCAATTAAAAACCAATACCAAACTTAATAAAAACATCGTTGGTAATGTAAAGGATGAAACTTTTCAAAATTCTCTAATTAGAGATTATTTAGAAAGACAATACCTACTTACAGATGATGAGTTGGATAAGATTGCAGACATCAATAAAGAATTAAATACCAAAATCAATTCAGATGACCTTGCGGAGAATATTCTTTGGACACCTAAAACATTAGAGTTTTCAAATATGTTTTCTTATGGTGAAGGGAATTTAGTAAGATTTGATAGAGCACAGGGTATAATGGGTGTCTTTGCACCAAATGCATCAGGTAAATCATCTCTTTTTGATGCACTTGCATTTTGTATCTTTGATAAAACATCTCGTACTACATCCTCTAAAAATATTCTAAATAATCAAAAAGATAATTTCTATTGTAAGTTTAACTTTGAGATTGATGGTGTGGATTACTACATCGAGCGTATGGCAAAATGGACTCGAAAGGGAACTAATCTTACGGTCAATGTAAATTTCTGGAAAGAGGATGGTGGAGTAGTTGAATCTCTAAATGGAGAACAAAGAAGAGATACAAATAAAAACATCGAAAAGTATTTGGGTAAGTTTGAGGATTTTGTATTAACTGCACTTTCCTTACAAGGAAACAACGCCCTATTCATTGATAAATCACAAAGTGAGAGAAAAGAAATTCTTTCTCAATTCATTGGAGTAGATATTTTTGATAAATTATACACTCTTGCAGCAGAAGAGAATAGAGATAATGCAACACTTATCAAAAAATTCAAGAGTGATGATTTTACGACTAAACTCGCCGACATCCAAACCCAATTAAAGGCTGATAAGACGGAGTACAAATTATTGGATATTCAACAAAATGAGTTGAAGGATAAAGAAGAGGGATATAATAAACAAATTATTAAATTAAATGAGAAAATTGTTAAATTAAATGCAGATAGTGGAGTTTCTATTGATGAATTGCAAAAGAGATTAAAAACTCTTGAAGATAAGTTAGAAGAAATAAAAACTACGAAACGCAATATACAAGAAAAAATTACTCAAAGAGAAGAATTACAAGTAACTTTGGAAGAAATTATCGATGGATTTGATGAAGAAGATTTAGAAGATAAAATTGAGTTATTAACATTTAGTAGAAAGGAATTCAATACATCTAAACATGAATTAGAAAAATTAGATATTAAAATAGATTCTTTAAAAGATAAGAAAGAACATTTAGAATCTCACAAATATAATCCAAATTGTGAAATTTGTATGGATAATTCTAAAACTATTTTGGAATCCAAAAAAGATGTAGAAGACCAATTATCAGATGTATTAGAACAATGGGGTGATGCAATTCGTATAAATGAAATCGCAGAAGAAAAAATAAACCAATACTCATTATACGAATCAGATTGGAAGAATTTGTTAGAAGCTAAGGAAAAAGAAGATAAGGTTGATAGAGAACTCTCTCAACTGCATAATCAACTTTCAACCCAAGAAACCGAAGAAGTTAGAATAGAATCTCAAATTACTCAACAACAACAATTGATTGATGAGTATTATAAAAATGAAGAACAAATTAAGAAAAATAAAGAAATTAGGGAAGAAATTACCGAAGTTCGTAATAATCTTAATTCAGTTAAAGATGAATTAAAAACCATCAATGGTGAGATTTTAAAATACAATGGTAAAATTTCGGCACTTCAAAACCAAAAAGAAACGATTGAAAGTAGAATAAACGAAGTTAAAGAATTGGAAGAACATTCCAAATTATTTGAATATTATTTGAATTCTTTGAGTAAAGATGGTGTTTCATACGAATTGATTGAAAAGGCACTTCCAATGATTGAAGGTGAGGTAAACAACATCCTTGCACAAATTGTTGAGTTTGGAATGCAATTAGAGATGGATGGTAAAAACATCAATGCATACCTTGTATATGGCAATCAAAGATGGTCATTGGAGATGTGTAGTGGTATGGAGAGATTTATATCAGGACTTGCAATTAGAGTTGCTCTAATCAATGTTTGTAATCTACCTCGTCCTAATTTCCTTGTAATCGATGAAGGGTTTGGTACATTAGATAGTGAGAATTTACAATCCCTATTTATGTTATTTACCTATTTGAAGACACAATTCGATTTTGTTATGATTATTTCTCATATTGATTCAATGAGAGATGTAGTAGATAATTTAGTAGAGATTAAAAAAATAAATGGATTCTCACAGGTTAAGTTCTAACCTTTAGTACATTTGTAGGTTTAGGTTGATTAACTCGTTGTTTAATCAAATTCTCTACCAGACCACTTAATTTAAACCCATGTTCCTTACAATAATCTTGTAAGAGAATGTGGGTTTCTTTTTTTATTTGAATTGTTGTATATTGTTGTTTTTCCATATCTATAACTTTCTATATATTTCTATGTATTTTACAAATAAGTATTAAAAAAATGTATATTTATATGAGTATAGGAGAAATTTATGGCAATAATCAAATCATACTCACCATTTTTAAATCTTTCAAATTATCAAACTTTTATAGTTGATACGAATCCTAATTCGGATTTTTTTAGAATCACCGAATTTAAGGAAACATTCACCGGAGGTAAAAATGGGTTCTTAATTGAGGGTTCTGACTTTTTAAAAGAAACAACTGAAGTAAAAATCGAAATTTTAGATGTCGATGGTAATCCAATATATTTCGAACCGGGTAATGGTACGCCGGAATATTATGAAGGTCTTTCAACTCTTATATCAGTTCATGTATATCCAGATACTCCCATCGGAATCGGTAAAATTACGGTATTGGGGGAGTTAAAAGAGTATATAGATAAAAATGGTACTCGTTTACCCGTTCCAGAGGTTTGGAAGGGTGTTTATAATGTTAAGTGGGAAAGAACCTTTAAAATCAACAGAAACCTCTCTAATGAGGATTCTGTTCGTTTTTATAGAAGACCATCGGTTTCCATATCAGAATTGGTTAAACCCATATTTTCAAAGGTTATCCCATCGGTAACTCAAAGTGGTTCGGTAGAGGGTATTGCTCTTCAACCTGCAGTGGGTTCTAATCTTACCAATTGGACTGCAGGAACGGTTTATAAATTGAAAATAACCGATGGTTCTTTTTGGACAGGTTCGGTAGATGATAATACCATAACAATTCCATCACTTGGATATTCTCCGGTTGTAAAAGAGGTATTGAACAATAAAGAGGTTTTAGTTGATATACCATATTCGGTTAATAATATTGTACAAAATTTTCCATCAACACCATACACTACATCATTTGAATGGACTGAAGGTCAGACAGTGTCTGATTCTGCACTTACCGGTTCGTTTGCAAAAATTGATATTTCAAATCTTAAAACATTCGTTGGGGATGTTGCTAGAGTAAAAGTATTTCGTAAATCTCGTAATGAGGTAACCGATTATCAATTTGTACAAGAATCAAAATTAGAATCTACTGAATTGTTAAGAGATGTTACCGTTTCAAACGATACTCAAATTTCGTATGGTAATTTTACTGATTCAAATTTATCAACTTATTGGATAACATCATCGGATGCACATCCAGTTTCGGTAAATGTGGATATACTACAATCTTCAATAAAAACTGATTATAATACATCTTTGGGTGGAATTCAGCAATTAATTACATCGGAATCATTTGTTATTTCAAAAGATGTAGAATACACATTAGAATTTAAAACCTTATTAAGTGGTTCAATAAATGGGTCAGAATACATAAAAGCGTATTTAAGTTCATCTGATTATCAACAAACATTTTTGACTGTTAGTGGTTCTGATATTTACAAAACTCGTCAAACAGTTTCTCAAAATATAATTGCCAATCCAATTTCATCTTCTAACGCAAAGTTGGTATTTGATATAAGTGGCTCTGATTGGTATATTTCAAATGTATCTTTAAAAAATGCACAAGAAACTTCATTTTCGCCTGATGAATTTGTATTAATACAAGATATACCGCGTAAAATTAATACTGAAACATTTGATTTCAAATTTGAATTTTATGATATAAATAACAATTATATTCCGGTAGATGTATTTTCAACTGCTACATTTGATGGTGGTAATGATTACCCAACATCAACTAAAATTTTAACAATACAATCTGATAGAAACGCATTCAGATTTATTACCGGCTCTCATGCAAATCCACATTTTCAACAAATCGGATTTTCAACCACTCGTCAAAATATTGTTGGTGATATAACATATGGTCGTTCGGTTTATGATATAACAGGTAGTTACATAAGTGAAGCTGATTATTTAGCATTGGGTGGTGTTGAATATCCAGGTGCACCGCATGATTCATCTAATAATGGATTTGTTGTTCAAATTGATGAATTTAGTGGTTCATTGGATACCGAAACATCTAATTTATTTAGAGTTGGATTTATTACTTATACTGCATCTGCAGATGGTTTAGTAGAATATGAAACAATTTATAGATTAGAAGATGGTGATAATGCTCCAGGTATATTTGTATCTTCAACTGCTAATCAATTTATTTATAAAGCTACAAATTTATCAATTAATCCATCGAATCAATCAATAACTTTTGATGTTAAACGAAAAAATTTAGGTACATTAAACCCTAATATAACTATAAATTCCGAAAGTGAAGTTGGTACTGCTGCAAGTTTAACATTTGTAAATACTGACCCTACAACTGGAGTTTCTACATATACACTTGCAGGTTCATCATTTGATTATTTAAGTGGTTCTGCAACATATCATTTTACATCATCGGATGATTATGGTATTGAATATACCGATAGTATCAAAGTTACACCAATCAAAATATTAGATGGATTATCAGTAACTCTTACTAATGAAAACGCAACTCTTCCTGCTAAATCAACTGGATTTGTTGAGAGTGGTTCATTTGTGTTGACAAGTGGTTCGGTAAGTGTAAAAGTTGGTGGTGAGGATATCAGTAGACAAGAAGGATTAACTACAAATAATAGATGGGATATCATTTCAGCAACAGAAACAAATTGTATTGCAAATGATACAACACCGGATGATGCAACTTATGGTATTACACGATTAGATGCAGATAGTGGTTCGTTATCATTATTGGTACGATATAAAGATGGTGCAGGTGATACAACCGATATAACAAAAGTTGTAACTTATACAAAAGCTAAAAAAGCAACTCCAACTATTGTTGTTTCGGCAACCCCACAGGCGCAATCAGTAACTGCAAATTCATCTGGTGTACAAAGTGGTACATTAAGTAATGTGATTGTCACTGCATTGGAAGGTAGTACGAATAGATTTACATCCATGTCTGGTACATATGGTGGATTTTCTACAAATCCAACTATAACTGGAAATCAATTAAATATGACAGGTTCGGTTATAGATTCTACAAAATCTGAAGCATCTGCATCTTTAATTATTACACATACTGATAGTGAGGGTACTGGTGGACAAACAAAAACTATTGTTGTAACTGCAACAAAAGTTAGTGTTGGACAAAATGGCACGAATGGTACGAATGGCACGAATGGCACGAATGGTACGAATGGTACGAATGGTGCTAATGGAGTTGTGATAACACTAAATCCATCCTCACAAACTATAAAACGCAGTACTGCTGGAGTTTACGCATCACCATCTAATATTACCATTTCGGTAACTGAAAATGGGAATGCCTATACATATTCATCTACACTTGCATCAAATAGTACATTTAAAATTTCAGGTGTTTCTGCTGGAAGTACAAATAATAATAATGGTACAATAACACCAAAAACACCAACATCTACGGCAGGTGAAACAATAACATTTAATGTTGAATATAAAACTTCAGCAGGAATAACTTCATCTGCAATTGCACAAAGTCATGTTATAAGTGTAACATTAGATGGTGTAACTGGTCCTGGTGTTGTTCATACTGGAGTTTGGCAATCGGGTCGAGCATATCAATACTCTGATGGATTGTTAGATGGTACTGGTAGACGAGATGTAGTTTTATGGAGTTCGACAGGTACTGCCCCATATGATACTTATTATGCTGCTACTCGTTCTCATACATCAGTAGCAACAAATACTGCAGATGGTTCACCATCACAACCATCATCTACTGCTTGGACATCGTTAGGTACACAGGATTTCTTTGTAGCAGCTAAAATTGGTTTATTTCAGGACTCATATGTACAAAATACTTTAAATGTTGGTACAAATAATAATGGTGGAGTGTCATCTGCTAATATAACATTAAATGGTGGAACTGCTTATCCATATATTTCAATTGGTCAAAGTTCAAGTGTCGGTTCACAGGGATATAATGTAAATGGTATCTTTATAGGCTCAGTAAATGACGGTGGTACAAAATATAAATTATCTTTAAAAAGTGCAACAAATTCTTTATTGTGGGATGGTTCAAATCTTACAATTAATGGTAGTGGTACTTTTAGTGGTAATTTAAATGCAGCAGGAGGTTCATTTGCAGGAGATATTTCAGCAGCAACCGGTACAATTGGTGGATGGACTTTAGGGCCAACAACATTAACCGGTGGTAGTGCTGTATTAAATAGTGCTGGCATTATTTCCATAGGTAGTGGTAATAGTATTTTTAAAGCAGATTCAAACGGACTTTACTTGGGGAATGCAACTTTTGCCGATGCTCCATTTAGAGTAACACCTGCTGGTGCAGTTATTGCTACAAATTTAACTTTAACCGGTGGCAGTTTAACGATTGGAAGTGGTGCAACTTATTCAAATATTAATTCGAACGGAAAATTAACCGCAGCTAATGTGGATGTTTCCGGTCGTATTACTGCAACGGAAGGATTTATTGGTGATTGGGTTTTAAATGGTTCAAATTTATATGCATCGGTTGGTACTAAAAAATTACAATTGGCTGCTGCAAGGCCCGCAATGGAATTATATAATGGTACATCGGTTGTGGTTGATGTAAATGCAAATACTACACTATCGGATAAATCTGCCGGAAGTATCACCCCTTCACAAACTAATATTGTCAACTATAATGTTCCTGCAAATTATGAATGGTATGATAATCATTCGGGTACTACATATTCATATACCAATTCTAATATAAATTTAGGTGTAGATGAAGCTAATTTTACAATTAGTAGTGGAAATGCATTAATAGGTTCAACTTGTACAATTTCTGCAATAGTATCGGGCGGTAGTAATCAATTTTTTGCATCGGGTGATGATATTCATGGTAAATATTTGGAACGAATGGAGTGGTCTTATTCATATGGATTTAGATTAATTACACCATCAGGTACCCAATATGTAATTCAACCAGACTCATATGTAAATACTTTACATCAAATCGGCACATATACGATGAATGCATCTTATGGCACATTTACATTAAGTACAACTGTAACATTAGAAGCTGGAACATATTACATAAAACCGGTATTAAAAGATATATATGCTGCTGCTATATTAAGTGCACCTAATTTACCAGGTCCTGCCGATTTTGGTGTTTATATGAGAACACCATTATTGAGTTCAATTGCAGCATCAGTCCCAGTATCAAAAACTGAATTGTGTGCAGGTGGTTTTCAAGTTGTCTATGATACTTCTAAATATTTGGAAGTAAAGCGTGCAAATGAGACTGATTTTGTAAAAATCGGTGGTGGATTGACGGTAACCGGCGATGTTACTGCAAATACTTCATCCGATTTAAGATTAAAAGATAATTTGTTAAGAATTCAAAATCCCCTTGAAAAAGTATCTTTATTGAATGGATATACTTATGATTGGAAAGAGGGTTATGAAGATATACATACAAATAAAGGTAATGATGTTGGTGTAATAGCACAAGAAGTTGAACAAGTATTACCACAATTGGTAGCTACTCGTGATAATGGATATAAAGCAGTTAAATATGATAAAATTGTTGCACTTCTTATTGAGAGTATAAAAGAATTAAAATCGGAAATTGAGGAATTAAAAAGGAATAAATAATGCCATTACCAACTTCAGGCCCTATAAAAATGTCAGATATTAAAGCTGCGTTGAGTACTACTTCAAATTCATTGAGGCAGTACAATGTTATTGCTAAAGCTGCAACGGGTCTTGTTAAATTTGATATACCAGATGTAATGTCAGAATTTTATGGATATAGTGGTACACCAACTCCCACTCCGGTAGTACCAACATATACACCAATATATACGCCCGAAGTTCCAACAACTCCAACATATTATCCACCTACTGCTCCAACTCCTACAACACCGGAAACACAAATAATTATTTCAATAGCTGCATCAGATGCACAAAGTGCTTGTGATGGTGGAGATTATGGTAATATTACGGTTACGGTGTATGGAACTACCTTATGTGATGCTACAAAAATATTAGATTTACCATTTGTAGTGACTAATGATTTGGGTGATACTTCACCATTTTATGCTGCTTGGACAGATGGTAATGGAACTCGTTATACTCGTAGATTTAGAAGAGATGGGCAAGGAACTATAAGTGCATCACCTACTGCAGCATGTGCAGTTTGTACAGTCACACCAACTCCAATAGTTCCAACCTATACACCACCGACTACCCCAACTTATTATCCACCTGCAGTACCTACACCAACGGTGCCTACGCCAACGTATATAGCCCCAATAACATTTGATGTTTCTATTGATTGTGGTGGTGGCGGATATGATGGTGGTGGTAGAATTATTATTACAAATATTGCAGGTGGTAATTCATCAAATTATAAAGTTGGATATAGTATTCAAAGTGGTCCACCATCTAGTTACGCAACTACATCAACCGGCGGATATAATTACTATACATTTACAGGTGTAGCTAATAATGCGGGTGGATATAATGTGTATGTTTATAATACAGATACAGGTGCTGGATTATCAAAAGGTACTGGTGAAATATATTGTTATACCGCACCTACACCTACGCCGGATTATGTACCACCTACGCCAGATTATGTACCACCTACACCTACACCGGATTATACTCCACCTCCTGCTAGTTGGAATTATAACATAGCAATTGCTATGGGTGACCCAGGTAGTGATGGTAGTGCATGTACTAATGCACAATATGGTAGTTTTTGGGGTACTGTATATTCAAACCAATGGTCTCAATTGATAAGTGGTAGATATTATTATAATTTTGATGGGTCTCCGTTTAATGATAGTGGTATATTCTCTGATGGTGTAACTTATGGATATTTTAGTGGTGGTCAATTTTTTGCTGGTGGAGTTTGTAATACTCTTTAAAAAATAGTTAAATGAAGAGATTAGTTACATTTGGTGATAGTTGGACTGCAGGACATGGTGTTGAGCACGATATACAATATAAGGAGGTTATATCACCAAATTTATTTATAGATTATTTACGTTTAATGAATGGTTGGCCGAGATTTTTGGCTAATAAATTTGATATACCATTTGTAAATTTAGCATTTTGTAATAAATCAAATAATGAAATTTATGAAGATATAGTTAAATGGAAATCTTTATTAGATAAAGATGATTTAATTATTGTTATGTTATCATACCCATATCGAAAGGATGGTGACCCTATCATAGATGTTGGTAACATTATAAATGAATTAGAAGGGTATAATTATTTTATTTTAAATTCATTTTTTCCAACATTCTCACAATTGCAATATTCAGAGTATCAACATTTAAATCTTACTAATTTTCTTAACATAGATGGATGTGTTAGTGATGGTTTAATAAAATGGGAAATGGAAAATAAGCAAAGTTGTTGGGAATATGGTGCTAGAAAGGTAAATAAATTTGATACATTTTTAGGTGGAGACTATCACCCAAATACAATTGGATATAAATTAATTGCAAACGATATTTACACAAAAATAAAAACATACAACGCAAATAGAATATTAACAATTCCAATTGCTGCTCCTGCAGAAATGTTTAGGTTTCAAACATCATTATTTGAATTTTTTCAAAGACTAATATATGGAAAAAATGCAGAAACAAATTCAATTGTTGTTATGGTGGATAGAAATAAACATAGTAATGTTTTCATGTCAATCCCGTGGAATATTGGATTAAAAACTAAATTATTACCAGGAATACATAAAGATTTAGATGAAACAAAAATACATTCACATTACACTGCAATAAATGTTTTTTATCCATTGAAATATATGATAGAAACATTATCAGATGATACTATTTTATGTATAATAGATTGTGATGTAGTTCCATTAAAAATTTATAATGGAATTTTACCAAAAGATAATGAAGTTATAACTTGTGATATATATGAAGATTGGCATATGCATATTAAAGACCCATCTAAAAGTAATTTTTATAAAATTGAAAAGTATTTAGAACATACTGATTATTCATATATGGATGGAGGATTTGTTCCGATTATTATAAATGTAAGAACATTAAAAAAAATTATAAATGATGTTATTGTAATTTCTGAAAAAATAGTTGATGATTTGGATTCGACTGATAGTTTTGGTTGGTGGTGTGCTATGGCGGGATTTCAAATAGCTTGTCATAATCACAAAATAAAATGTATATCGCAAGATAATACATATATTCCAAACATAAATGAATTGGATGACGATAAACATTATTTTTGTCATTATTCAGTTGACCCATTATTTGCAAAAAAAGATTTTCCGAATTGGGATGTATCGAATTTTAAATCAAATAAATTTTATAATCATGTTGCATTGTGGTTGCAAAAATATGAATAAATAAATAATATATATTTATATACATAATACAATTGAAAAATGGTTACAATAATAGATAATGTTCTTACGCCAGATGAATGTAAACATCTAATACAAATTGGTTCAAAAAATTTAGCACCAGCAGGTACTTTGGGTAAAAAAATAGAAGGTTATCGAGTAGCAGATGGTAGTTGGATTAGAGAACATGATGAATTAACCGAAAAAATTAAAAAAATGATTTCGGTAATGACAGGAAATCCTATTGAAAATCAAGAAGAAGTTCATATTGTAAAATATGATATTGGTGGTGAATTTAAAATTCATTGTGATTATTTTCATAAAACCGAAGAATACTACGAACAACATATGGCTTTAGGTGGTCAGCGTATAATGAGTTGTTTATTTTATTTAAATGATGATTTCGAGGGGGGTGAAACTGAATTTCCAACAAAAAAATTAAAAATTACCCCTCGTATTGGTAGATTACTTATGTGGAGTAATGTAACTCCAAACGATGAAGTAGACCCCGAAAGTTTACATGCAGGATTACCAGTTACAAAAGGAGTTAAATATATTGCTGTTATATGGATTAGAGAATCAAAATTTAAAAGATAAAATATGCATTTAGATTTAGGTAAAATATTAAATGAATACGAGTGTGAATATATAATGAAAGAGTTTTTTCATTTTTATGAAAAGGGTACGATTGCGTTAGAAAAAGATACCAGTTTTTATAAAAATTCATATGGGGGAAATACTCCTATAACATGGTATTTATTAGGTAGATTTTTACCAATGGTTGAGGAGAAAACTGGCAAAAAATTAAAAACTGCAAATCCATATATTAGAATATATAATAATGACTCTACATTACCATCACATAAAGATAGAGAAGATTTGGATTGGACAATATCAGTTTGTATATTTACAAATTTAGATAATGAATGGCCATTATGGGTTGAAGATTCGAATGTTGAAAATGGTAAAGTTGGGTATCCTACAATAATGGGATTGGCTGGATTAGTTGATGGTAGAACAACTGCACATTGGCGTGATATATTAAAATGTAAAGATGACCAATTTGTTATTCAATTATTTTTACATTATACTGAAATAAAATAAATAAGTTTAAAATATTATGGGAATAATTACCGGTGATAAATTAAAAGAATTAATTGAATTATTGGAAGGTTATTTTGAACAATATCCTAACGAAATTGAAACAAACGATATTGCATCAATTATTAATGATTTTTTAGAAGAAGATGATAAATTATATTCTCGAGAAAATTTAAGAAAAGGACATAACAGAATTTTATACACTACTGGTGCTGGTAACACTATTGTTGGTGGTTCTGATATTTGGACAAATTATTTTTTACAATATGTTTGGCCTATACTTCCTATTAAAAAGACTTGGAGATTATTAATAGATTCAAAAAGACCAATAAATTTTAAACCAGAATCATTGCCAAAAGGATTAATATATCACTTTCACGGAGATGACCCAAGTATAACTGAAGAGTGGTTAAAAAATTGTAACGAAATTCATGTACTCCATCCTCACTATCACAAAAGGCCACATATTTGGCATTATGAGGATAAATTTAAAAATATTTTTGTACATGCGTACGCAAAGGATATTAGAAATGTATTGAGTAAAATACCTGAATTGGATTTATTACAATTACAAACTAATGTAGACGAAGAATTTTATGAAGATTTTTTAGTTACATTTAAAAAACGAATTTGGATTGGAAACAATCATTCTTCTCTTTTAGAAGATTTCCCAAATTATACAGTAACAATTCCTAACTTTTATGAATTTGTACATAATTTACCACTAACATCTCATATAGATAATGGTAAGATTGGATTCGCTTCTCGTGCTGAAACTAGAAAATGTTTACACTGGTTGAATGGTCATAAAGGATATGCTTTAACATCACAATATGATGTTAAAAATTTGAGAGATACTACAACATATACTTTAAAGGATATTGATATTTATCAATGGGACCCTGAAATTCATCATCAATTTATGTTAAAAAATTGGGGAATATTCCACGGAGCATATTTCCAAGAACCATTTGGATATTCTATTTTTCAAGCAGTAGATTATGGTAAATTACCTATTTTAAATTCTGATTGGGCACCAGAACTTAATTACAAATATAGAGTTTCTACTAAAAATGAGTTCGATAAATGTGTTAAACAAATCTTAAAAGATTCATATGATGAGCGTAATGCTGAGTTTATGAAACTTAAAGCATATATGAAAAAATTTGATAATAAGACAGAATGGATTGATAAAGTCCGTACAACAATTTTATCATAATTCCAAATATTTATTTTTCAATTTTATTCG